CAATATTCTTTCATTGTCATACGGAATTCTTTTTTCTCTCCCGTCTTAAGATTTTTTACATTGTATGTAGGCATCTAGCAGTTCTCCTCTTTGTTGAATTGTTTGCGGCACTTCTTCAGTTCCTTCATCTCATCTTTAATTTGTTGATAAGCATCTTCAGAAGAAATTCTTCTTGCCATTTCCATGGCAGTAATCATTTCAACTCTGGTTCCGAAGTGTTTGAGTGCTTCCTCAAAACAATTTAGTGATTCGTACATACCCATCAGTCAATCCTCAATGAGGGTTGAAGACAGTCACAATCATCTAGTTTCTCAGGGCATCCACAGTCTCCCTCAGGACACCACCCAAGCGCCTCAGAGACGATTGGAAACTGACAGATGAAATGCTGCTTACAGAGTTCAGCAATGTCCATGTGTTCCTTCTGGGTGCCGTTGGCGGTACGCAGATTGATATAATGGATCCATGAACGCAGATTGCCCGTCATGTAGAGTTTTGTCCCTACAGCGAGGGGAAGCACAAAACGAG